CTCAACCAATTCCTGTAGATATCAAATATACTTTAAAATTTATTTGTAATAGGGTTAGGGAAATTAATCAATTAAATAAAACTGTACTACAAAATTTTTCTTCAAGACAAGCATATACTCGTGTTAAAGGACACTATATTCCAATTATTTGGGATAATGTTTCCGATGAGTCAGTTATGGAAATTGAAAAAAGAAAATACTATATAGTTTCTTATGATTTCACTATGTTAGGATTTTTAATTGATGAAGAAGAATTCGTAATTAAACCAGGTATAACAAGAAATCTACAATTGTTAGAGGCTTCAGGAGGTAGGGCTAGAAGACAACCAAGAAAACCTCCATTTAATACTGATAAATTTTACGAAAATATTTTATTCAATCCAGGAATTACAATATTATCTGATAAATTCAATGAAAAGGTAAATTTAAAATTAATTTCAAGTTACAACATTGCAAACTATGAAATTTGGATTAATAACCTATACTATGGTTCAAATAGCAATTACATCCAAGTAAATTCGGGAGATTCAGTTAGATTTGAAATTACGAAAAAAGATGATAACTTGGAATCTAAATTAGGTTTCCAAAATATCTTAGTTTAATTTTCTCCGTAAACATCTTTCACTTCTTTACACTCTTTCATAATCAACTCTTCTAAAAATCGGTATACTTTATATCCTTTCTTATCACAATATTTTCTTAGCAGTGAGTGAGATTCCTCAGATATTTTAATGTTCTTGATATTCTTAGACATAGGTAGAAAAAAGGCAGAATAAAGTCTGCCAATTTATAAATATGTTTAACAAAGTAAAGTTTTTTGAGGAAATTACAAATATTTATATAAAAATAAATTTAAGAAAGAAAAAAAAGTAATGGCAACAGCAAACAAAGTATTCGTTTCACCTGGTGTTTATACATCAGAAAGGGACTTGAGCTTTGTAACATCAAGCGTGGGTGTTACAACTTTGGGGTTAGTTGGGGAAGCTACCAAAGGTCCGGCTTTTGAACCAATTTTCATCACAAACTATGATGAATTCCAAACTTATTTTGGTGGAACTACTCCTGAAAAATTTGTTAATACACAAATTCCAAAGTATGAAATGGCATATATTGCCAAAGCGTATCTACAACAATCAAATCAATTATTCGTAACAAGAGTATTAGGTTTGTCAGGTTATGATGCGGGACCATCATGGTCAATTAAAACCGTAGCCAATGTTGATTCATCAACTGTTGGTTACACCTATAGTTGCTCAACAACACCAAATTTCTCAGTTGACCCAGCAATCTGTGAAACTAATTGTGTGATAACAGGAACGAGTGAAATCTCAGTCGCATTTACAGGATGTAGTAACTTTATTTCACAATTATCATTTTTAGACAATTTCCCATCAGATATTGAAGCAAAGTATACAAATACCTACACACAATTTGATGGTGGAACTTCTACTTTACAAGATGATTTAAAATCATTTGTCCAAGGAATTTTATCTGATACAACTATGAGCGGTGATTCAATCGCGATTTGGGGTATTATACCTGGAGATGTTTACAACACTTACACAGGTGCAGGATTTACAAATGTAACTAACGTTATGGGGACTAGTGGAAACTCTTCGTATAACTGTAGTTTTACTTCACCGATTAATGACACATGGTATTATGGATTATTTGACCCAACGAGTGGTGAAAATTATTCAGGTTATTCTTTTGTTGTGGTTATTGAGAATTTGGAATTACTTCCAGTTACAACAACAACTACACCATCACCAACAGTTACTGTAACGTCAACTTACAATCCTTGTGATGTAACACCGACACCTACACCAACTGTTACTACTACACCAACAACACCTAATGTATGTTACTCAGGAACTATTCATGGTTATGTATTTAACATGTCAGGTTTAACTTATTCTGATTATCATGAATTAGTTGTTACAACAATGCGTTCAAGAGGTTTAACATTCTACACTGCAGATTCTAACGGACCATCTTATCAAGTAACAGGTTTAACTTCTGTTGGATTAGATTTTAGTGGTAGTTATGCGGCAGTTGAGCAAAACCCATTTGCGCCATTTGCAATTACAGGAACAACTATTGATAATACAAACTTTAATTTAAAAGTTAGTTTATCTGAAACTGATGCAACCGCAATTAATAAAGTATTAGGTTACGGAAACTTTACAAAACCAAGAACTGAAGTTCCTTTAATGTTAGAAGAAAATTATTCAACATTATTGACTTGGGCGTGGAGAAAAGGTTATATCCGTGGTTTAAGTTCTGAATTAGTTGCATTACCTGGATACAGACAAGATTATAACTCAGGAATATCAATCGCTTGGTATCTTGATAGATACCAAAGTCCATCATCTCCTTGGGTTGTATCTGAATTACGTGGTAATAATGTTTACAAATTGTTTAGATTTGTATCTATTGCTGATGGTAATTCTGCAAACTTCCAAGTTAAAATGTCAATTGCGAATATTTCATTTGCAAATGGAACATTTGATGTTATTGTAAGAAATTACTATGATACTGATGAATCACCTGTGGTTTTAGAGAAATTTACAAATTGTTCTATGGACCCATCATTAAACAACTATATCGCTAAAAAGATTGGTTCTTCTGATGGTGAGTTTGTATTAAACTCTAAGTACGTAATGGTTGAGGTTGATATTGACGCTCCTGTAGATGCACTTCCTTGTGGATTTGAAGGTTTCAAATCAAGAGAGTATGCAGGTGCTAAGACAGGTTTCCCAATCTATAAAACTAAATATGATTTCCCTGGTGAAGTATTATACAATCCTCCATTCGGTATAACAGATGGTAGTGATGTAGTAATCAGAAGTGGTGGAGATAATGTTAGAAGAACATACTTGGGTATTTCAGATACAATCGGATATGACGGTGACTATTTCCAATATAAAGGTAAACAAGGACCTCTTGACCCATGTGAAGATACAACTGGAGATGAATGGTCATTCGTATCTAAAGGTTTCCACATGGATAGTGGGGCAACCGTAGTTTTAATACCTTCAGGTTATACAACTTCAGGTGAATCAGCATTCCAAGTTGGGGCAGGTTCATTTAATTCTGAACCTACCAATAGTTCAAATCCATATTTCAGATTGTTCTCTCGTAAATTCAGTTTATTAGTTCAAGGTGGTTTTGACGGATGGGATATCTATCGTGAATCAAGAACTAACGGTGACTTATTCCAAGTAGGACAAAGAGGTTTCCTATATGGAGCTTGTGCGACCGCTCGTTATCCAAACGCATCAGGTGCGGGTATGTTTAAATTAATAACTGTAGGTGATAACACTCAAGATTGGGCGAATACTGACTACTACGCATACTTGTTAGGTATTAAGACATTTGCAAATCCTGAAGCTAACAACATTAATGTTTTCGCAACACCTGGTATTGATTGGTTAAACAACTCAAACTTAGTTGAAGAAGCGATTGAAATGATTGAATTTGACAGAGCTGACTCAATTTACGTATTGACAACCCCTGATATCAACTTGTTTGTCCCAACATTTACAGCGGATGATTTAATCTACCCTCAAGATGTTGTTGACTCATTAGAAGAGACAGGAATTGACTCTAACTATACAGCGACTTACTACCCTTGGGTATTGACTCGTGATACAGTTAACAATACACAAATCTACATCCCACCAACTGCGGAAGTTTGTAGAAACTTAGCGTTAACCGATAACATTGCGTTCCCTTGGTTCGCATCAGCGGGTTACACACGTGGTATTGTAAATGCTGTTAAAGCACGTAAGAAGTTAACTCAAGAAGATAGAGATACTCTATACAAAGGAAGAATTAACCCAATCGCAACTTTCTCAGACGTAGGAACTGTAATTTGGGGTAACAAAACTCTTCAAGTTAGAGAATCAGCTCTTGACAGATTGAACGTAAGAAGATTATTATTACAAGCTCGTAAGTTGATTTCGGCAGTCGCAGTTAGATTGTTGTTTGAACAAAACGACGCTAAGGTAAGACAAGATTTCTTAGACGCTGTTAATCCTATCTTAGACTCAATCAGAAGAGACAGAGGTTTATATGATTTCCGTGTAACTGTTTCATCTTCAGCTGAAGACTTGGACAGAAACCAATTAGTAGGTAAAATCTATGTTAAACCAACTAAATCTTTAGAGTTCATTGATATTGAATTCTTAATAACTCCAACAGGGGCATCATTTGACAATATCTAATATGAGATTGAATGATAAAAAATTGAACACCTTAATCCTCCGATTGCTGAGAGAATCAGCGTCGGAGGACGGTGTCCATAAGTTAAAATATTATGCATTTGATTGGGACGATAACCTTATGTATATGCCAACCGTAATTTATTTATTGGATGATAAAGGTAATGAAATAGGAATGTCAACCAAAGATTTTGCAAAGTATAGAAGTAAAATTGGTGAAGAACCTTTCCAATACGAGGGTAAAAAAATTGTTGGATATGCTGAAGACAAATATCGTGATTTTGGAACCGAAGGAGATTCAAAATTTTTAATTGATTCTTTGATTGCACCAGTAGGTCCTGCTTGGGATGATTTTGTAGAATGTATTAACGGAGGTTCAATTTTTTCAATTATTACCGCTCGTGGACACAATCCTGAAACTCTAAAAGAGGCGTGTTATGATTTAATATTGTCTGGTAGAGACGGATTGAATATGAAATCATTAGTAGATAGTTTAAGAAAATATCGTGACCTTTTTGATATGGAGGATATGGAGGATATTGAATTAATATGGGAGTATTTAGGACTATGTAAATTTCACCCAGTTACTTTCGGACAAGGTTCCGCGGCCAATCCCGAACATCTTAAAAAGATTGCATTTAGAGATTTTTTAAATTATTGTAGAGAACTGGCTAAAGAATTACATTTAAGAGCCATAATTAAAGACAAAATATCTAATAATTTTATACTAGATTTTCAGTTAGGAGTATCTGACGATGACCCAAAGAATGTTGAAATGTTTGATACTGAATTTGGAGATGAACCAGGAGTAAAAGTTTATTCTACTCAATCAGGAAATAAAAGAAAAATTAATTAATAAATTATTATTTAATACTGGAACTGGAACTAGTAGAAGTTTAGATTAAAAAAAACAAAAGTAAATAGAAAAAAATGCTAACCGCACTATTTATAAGTAATAAAACAAAATTAAAAATATAAAACAATGGCTGATTTACTGATGAAAATGCCGGTTCCTTACGAACCCAAAAGACAAAACAGATTCATTTTGAGATTCCCTTCATCTTTAGGGATTAATGAGTGGTTCGTGGAATCAACATCAAGACCAAATATAAAAATTAATTCAACTGAAATTCAATTTTTAAATACTTCAACATATGTTGCGGGTAGATTTACTTGGAATGAAATTAATGTTAAGTTCCGTGACCCAATCGGACCTTCTGCGGCTCAAGCTTTAATGGAATGGGTTCGTTTACATGCTGAATCTGTTACAGGACGTATGGGATACGCAGCTGGATATAAGAAAGATATTGATTTGGAATTGTTAGACCCAACAGGAGTTGTTGTTGAGAAATGGATTCTACAAGGAACTTTCTTAACAAATGTGAACTTTGATAGTTTGAATTACTCTCAAGACGCTTTGGCAACAATTTCGGCAAGTCTAAGACCTGACCGTTGTATCTTAGTATACTAAAATTTATTATTTATTAATAAAAATTTGTTCCATATACTTATGTGTATGGAACTTTTTTTTTCAGGTAATACCGAATTTGTATGTCCAACTTGTGGTAAAAAATTTGAAACACAAGAAGAATTTGATAATAGACATAACAAAAAAGAGAATAAGGATTGATTTATTTCCTTAACTATTTATTTTTTTAAAAAAAAATACTATGGACCAAACATCTCAATATGGACAAATGAATTTTAGTCTACCACATGATGTAGTACCACTACCATCAAAGGGTAAATTTTATGCAAATAAAAAGAAAAGTTTAAAGATTGGGTATTTAACCGCAGCCGACGAAAACATTTTAATGGGAGGGAGCACCAAAGAAGGATTAATGATGACTTTACTAAGAAATAAAATTTATGAACCAGACATCAGACCTGAAGAACTATTAAATGGTGATGTTGAGGCGATTATGGTCTTTCTAAGAAACACATCATTTGGTCCTCAATATAATATTAAAGCGACTGACCCTGAAACAGGAAAACAATTTAGTACTGAATTAATTTTGACTGAGTTATACACTAAAGATACTCAGGTTGAACCAAATGACGAAGGTTTTTTTGAAACGGTTTTACCAAAATCAGGTTCAAAAGTTCTATTAAGACCTCTTACTGCTGGTGATAGTGCTGAAATTGACAGGATTATTGATTCGTACCCAGCTGGTAGAGTTGCTCCAAGACAAACTTTAAGATTGTCAAAAATGATTGTTGAGATTGACGGAATTAGAAATAAGGAAGAACTTTCAAAATACATTGATAATATGCCAATTATGGATTCAAAACACATAAAGAATTTTATGCTTGAAAATGAACCAAGATTGGATTTAAGACAAACAGTTATAGCCCCGTCAGGAAAAGAGGTCGTCGTAGATATTCTCTTTGGGGTTGAGTTTTTTCGTCCTTTCTTCTGATTACTCACAGGGTAGAAACCTTGAATTTTATTATTTAGCAAAATTTCTTCATATATCGTATAGTGATTTTATGATAATGCCTATAAGCACTAGAAGATTTCTTTTGGATAAACTAGTAAGTGATAGCCGACAAGAGTAAATTTAGTTATTAAGGTATTTATTTAAAAAAAACTTATGTTACAAACAGGAGAATCAGGTGAAGCTGGTAAAACAGAAAAACTGCAAACAAAAGATTTAGCCGACCCGTTAACGGAAGCCGGTGAAAGTATGGCAACGTATTTTAAAAATGCGTTTAATCCTGCTGAAATTTTAAAGTCGTTTGCATCAATTTTTAGTCAATTAGAAGGACTTGCATCGTCGTTTAATAAAACGATGGGTGGAGGTGATATATACTCTCAAAAAATTAAACAAAATCTTATTGCGGGTAAAGAAGCGGCTGAAGAATATGGTTTTACATTCGCAGATATTGCGTCTTTACAACAAAAAATTACTGAACAGGAACAAACTAATTTTACATTACAGGGGGACCAATATGAAAGATTTTTAGTTCAAGCTGAGTTAACAAAGGGTATATCACAAACTGCAGTTCAGGCTGCGTCTAGTAATTACGAAACTTTTAAAAATTTAGGATTAACCGTTCAAGGAACACTAAAAAGTTCTGAAGATATTATACAATCGGCATCAAGATATGGTGTAAGTGCCAGTGCGGTATTTAAACAAATTAACGC